GATTTCTAGGTCTAAATTTACATTATCTAGATCCATACAGCAGACTTGCATTGCTGGATAAACTACTAGATTTCATAAACAACGATAAATACAATGACACGACCAAGTTTAATTTGTCATATGATTTATTGACTAGATCGCGTCGATATAGAATTATTGAACCATGTATTAAGAGATATTTGTTAAATCACATTCGCTCATCGCTAATTTATATTGAGCCTAACAATTGGGAAACTGCGATATTCCTTCCAACCGCAAAGATGGTGTATAAAACATAATGGCAGAAAAAAGTATAACACCTGAACCAATATCGACCTTTATAGGTCATGAGTTTTTGCGTACATCGCAGTTTCTTATGATTATGCCAATAAACAGATTTATAGAGTCAGAGACTTCTAGAGAGATAGGTTTATTATGTGAGAGTGTTGAGTTCCCTGGATTAAATGCTATAAATTTTGATTATACGATGGCAGGAAAAAATAAAATAAAAGTACCTTACTCTAAAGAATATCAAGATGTAACATTAACATTCTTGCATAATGTTAATGTTCCAATTTATTATCAAATGATAGATTGGGTTCGAGCTGCATCAGGAGAACCTGATGGAACCAATATTTATAGAAATGCAATAACAGTGCCATATTTTGATGATTATGTTGCCTCGTTTAAATTATTACAACTAACAGATATTTCTTCACCTAATAATAGATTTGGTGGATTGGCTAAACTTTTAAGTAAGATTGATAGGGCTAATTCTAAATTTTTTAATTCTGACAAATTATTTAATACAACTAGAATCGGGGAAAGTTTCATCGCTAGATTTAACGAAGTTACAATAGATAGAGCACCAAGAACAATATACTACTCTGTAGAGTTTTATAATGCATATCCTATAAGTGTGCAGTCTGTACCGAGTAATTGGGGCGATGATGGATATCAAAAAGTTTCAGTCACCTTCACTTATGAATATTTTACTCTTTCTATACCAATAAAAGATCAATATGAACGAGGTTAATTATGCCATTACCGAAAATTGATTTGCCGATTTACGATTTAAAGATAGTCTCCTTACCCGATCCAATTAAATTTAGACCATTTTTAGTTAAAGAAGAAAAACTTCTTTTAATGGCACTACAAGACGGTAAAGAAGAAGAAGTATTAAAAACAATTAAACAAGTTATTAATAATTGTTTAATTAGTGAACTTGATGTCGATTCCCTACCAATTTTTGATATAGAATACTTGTTTTTAAATCTAAGAGCAAGGTCTGTCGGTGAAAAAGTAGAGACATACTTTACTTGTAGAGCTGTGGTTGGAAAAAAGACGAATGAAGATGGAACAGAAGAAGATGAACTTTGCATGCATTTAATGCCTGTAGAAGTGAACCTTTTGGACATTCAACCACCTAAACGAGAATTAGAATCAAGAATATACCTAACACAAAATATTGGAATACAATTAAAATATCCAACATTTAAAAACTATAGATCAATTGAATCTTTAACTCTAGACAATAATGCTGAAGAGCTGTTCAAACTCATATTAGATTGTACAGATTATATTTTTGATGAAAATGGCGTTTACTATGTAAAAGAGCAAAGTTTTGAAGAACTAGTAAAATTTTTAGAAGGTTTAACACAAGAACAATTTGATAAGATAACAAATTTCTTTGAATCCCTACCAACAATTGAATTAAATATAAAATCAACATGTTCCAAGTGTAATTTTACTCACGAGATTCATATGGAGGGCTTAACTGATTTTTTTACCTAAATTTCCGTGGTAAGTCGTTACAGACATATTACGGAAACATGTTTACATTAGTCCACCAATACAAATATACTCTAACTGAACTAGAAAATATGATACCTTGGGAACGAGATGTATATATTGGTATGGTAAACAAATGGGTTAAGGAAGAAACTGAAAAAGTTAAGCAGATGAAAACAGAACAAGAATCTAAGATGAATGCAATGTTAAAGAAAAGAAATAGAAGAAAGTAACAAATGTCATTAGCAAGTGTCATAGCAAATCTATACTCAGGCTCTACATTTAAGAATGTAAGCGTTACTAGTGGTGTTGCAGAATCTATTAAAATTGGATTAAAGACTAGATTTTCGCTAGTAGGTTTAGTGGGAACATTAACAGGTTCTAAAGCACTATTATCTATTGCGCGTCAAAAATATTTTAACAAAGAAATGCAGAAAGAAGAATATGATGGTAAATTAAGAGATGAACAATTTAAAACTGGTGTTTTAAGATCAATATCCAGTTTAACTAAACAGGTTGATTTGCTCGAGAGCATAACAATTAAGAACTCAGCTATGATTAGTATGATTTCAAATGATTTGGGTTATTTTAAGTCTGAAAGAAGAAATAATTTTTTAAGACAAACAACCGCATTAAACTTGTCAGCGATAAGAATGCCTTTAAATCAAAGAACTGTTAAAGGTAAATTAGAAATAATAGAACAGCAAATTAAACAATTAAAAGGATTAAAGACGAGCGACAAACTGTCAGATAAAGAAAAAACTAATTTTGACGCTATGAAAACTATAGCAGGAATTGCTGCTGGTGGTGGTTTAGCGGCTGCTCTTATTGCTCAGGGTATTACTGGAAGTAAATTAACTGCTATTATTGCAGGATTAGCAGGAGCAATATCAGCACCTGTATTAGCAAAATTAGCATTTCAAATTGCAAAATATACTATTCCTGTAGTCGGATCAGCTGCTAAAACAGCACTATTACTTCCATTCGCTTCAGATGCATTATCAACAATGACAAAGAGCCTTAAAGGTGAAAATCCACCACCAATAAAGCCCAACCCACACGCACTTGGAACCCCAGAACATGCCGCCTTTGAACTAGAACAAAATTTTGAAATGTTGAAGTATGAATCCTATAACAGAATAGGAGCTCCTTTGTTACTGTTAGGCACTGCATATTTTGGAGCAAAGACATTTAAAGGATTAGGTGGCGTCGCGGCAATAAAAGGTGCTGGTAATCTAATTAAGAGAATGAATGCAAAGGCTAGAATGAGAGATTTTGCTTCGAAGAGAGCCGCAGTAACTGCTTCTAGAGCCGCATATGCAGAAAGAATGAGAGTGTCTGGTCAAAATGTTATTGGTCAAAAATTTAGTGAATTTGATATTGGTAAATCTAATCGAGTTTTAGCTGCCGAAGAAGGCAGAAGATTAACTGGATTGAGAAGAACAATCAGAGGCGCAGGTCCAAGTTTAAGGTATAGAACCAGAATGACTGCAGCGAAAGTTGCAGGTTTAGGTAATTTAGATAAAGGAATGTCTAGAATTGCTAAAATGTTACCTATATTAGAAAAAGCATCACAAAATAAATTTTTAAGAAAAGTACCTTTGGCTAATATTAGTCTTGCTACTCTTATTATCGCTAACATGATAACAGACTATAATGAATTAAAGGCTGGATCTGAAGATATGCCTTATTCAAAATATAAACAAAGAATGACTGATAATTTGGGTACGTTATTCAACACTCTTGGAGCAACAGCCATTGGTGGGCTGCTTGGCGCAGTTATTGGCACTGCTATTTTTCCGCCAGGAGGTGGTTTAGCAGGAGCATTACTTGGTGGTGGTATTGGATTTGCTGCATCTATAGCAGCATCATTGATGAGTGAATCATCAGGTTTAGACGAATATGTTGGGGGTAAATTATTTAACATATTTTTTGCTGATGAAAAACTTGCTGCTGAAGAAAAAAGAAAAACAGAGGCTGCAGAGGCTCGAGCACCAACATCCAGCGGAAGAATTACAGGATTAATGGCTACACCTGAAGAAATTAAACTTGTTAGCGAAAATGGAGATGCGCAAGTTGCTATGGATTTTTTCATTAGTAAAGGATACACAGAAGCAGCTGCAGCAGGTATTGTTGGTAATTTAATAGTAGAGAGTAATTTAAAAACTGACATTATTGGTGATGGTGGTAAGGCATATGGCATTGCTCAATGGCATCCAGATAGACAAGCAAAATTCGCCGAAGTTTATGGTAAACCAATACAAACAACAACATTTAAAGAACAATTAGAGTATATCGATTGGGAATTAAATAATACTGAAAGAAGAGCAGGCGAGTTATTGGTAAATGTAGTTGATCCTTCATATGCTGCAGCAATTGTTGATAGCAAATATGAGAGATCCTCTGGCATCCACATACAGAGAAGAATTGATTTTGCTAATGCTTTGTATAATGAAAATTATTCAGATATTGTTAGGAGCGGTGGTCGCGTAACAGCGAATATGTCTATGATGCAAAATAGAATGCGTGAGGCTACTGCTGCATTGGCTGGAACAACAGTAGCAGAACAAGAGATGCAATCTCAAATTCTAGAATATTTTGCGAAAGATTCAGCGTCAGTTGCATCGCCACCAGATTCTGCAGACACTACAGCTGCAGATGCAATGGCTGCTGCAGTTGCTGCGCAAGCAGGAACGATGATGGTAGCAGATAATCTTAAACAATTAGGTGACCAGACGCAGAGTGGATTTGCCGCTACTAGGGGTGCGATTGACGGTGCTAGAGCTGCTGACAAGATTCCAAAGGAACCTGCTGAGCGAATGCGCGATGATTCATTTGATGACAAATTCGTATACGCTTAACAATGTATAAAAAAAAAGGCGCACCGAAGTGCGCCCGAAAACATCTACGGTTTTCTAAATTGTATTACTCTGCGGCAAGTTTCTCAAAAAATGCCATGTCATCGTCTTCAACGGTGACATCTTCAGCAGTAACCTTCTTTGCTGGAGCAGAACGAACGACAGGAGCATCTGCTTCTTCGTCGTTAATCTTCTTGGCAGATGCACCAGCAACGCCACCAGCACCAAGAACGCGATCTAATTTTGCTTTCAGATCGTCATAGGACTTGAAGTTATCTGCCTTCAAGAAATCCTTGAGCGAATGAGCAGACTTCCACACCTTCTCGATTTGCGCATCGTCACCAGCGAACAACGGAGCAGCAGAATCAAACTCTGACTTGTCATAGTTACGATAGCCTTCGACGTTGCGAATCTTGACCTTGAAGTTTGCACCCTTCCAGAAATCAAACGGATTCAGCGGTGTTTCATCAGCAAACTGCGGCTCAAGTTTTTCCTTAATCTTATCAAAGATTTTCTTACCAAACTTGTAAAGGAAAACCTTACCTTCGTTTTGAGGGCGCTTCGGATCAGAGACAATAAGAATGTTGCTAATGTAAGTCAGCTTGCGCTTTTGCTTACGAGCGATTTCTTTATTGGCTTCAATGCCAGAGTTCCAGAGAACAGTGTTGTACTCAGAAACAGGATCATTCTTTCCAAGAGTTGTAAGAGAGTTCTCAATGTACCAGCCACCTGGACCTTGAAATCCATGCGACCAAACTTGAACCCAAGGAAGACCATCTTCACCGTCAACTGCTGGTGTATCGAGGAAACGAATTACTGCGAATCCGTTGCCAGCGGCGTCAACATCAGGTTGCCAGAAACGATCATCTACACCTGGTTTTGTGCCACCTGCTGAAGATGCTTCAACTGCTTTCTTTAATTTATCGAGGGATGAACCCTTGTTTTTAAGACTTGATAGTGTCATATGTATTACTCCGTATTGCGTTGTATTAAATGTATTTCGTCTTGTCCACTTTTTTCATTACCATATTATTATATAGTATTTTCGTTAGCAAGTAAAGTTTCTTTCGTCAAGAGTTTATACTTGTCAACGTTCACATTCAAGAATGATCCATACTTGCGAATCTTTCTTGAAATCTTTGGATAGATGATATCATCAGAAATCTTCTTATCCCAAATTCGAATAAAGTCAAAGAGATTGTTTAGTATCACCATTGTTTCAATTGTTATTTCTTTCTGCATGAATAGAATTAATAACTTTGAATGTTGACCTTCTTCAATTTTAAATAGATCATTAAAATTTTCTTTTGTTGCAATTTTTTGCAAGTCTTCAGCGTAAACCTTGCTCATCGAATCTGTTCTTCGTCTCCAATCTCGATATGCTTGCTCAGCTTCTTCTTCAAGGAGTGACTTGGTCCAGTTATCGTCGCGGTCAATAAAATTAGCCACCAGAAATGGAACCATTTCTTCGTCGCGATACTTACGCGCAAGGCGGTGAAATAGAAATTTGTCGCGACGTTTTTGAAACGCATCTATTGAAACTTTTGTTTTGCCATCATAATGAAAGAAGTTATAATTTTCAGAACTAAAGTGCAACTTGATGGCTTGATAAGTGCAGTATAGATCATATCCGTTCAAAGTGATCCTCGCTTCGCTTTCTCTAAAAGTGCACGCATCTTATTCTTCGTTTCTTCATCGATTTCAAAATCTTCTTCATCGTTACGTTCTTTTTCTGCTTCATTAAACGCCTTTAGCATATCAGATGCGCTCTGAGTTCCTGTAAAGATAGCAGGAATGATTAACCACCAAAGAGATGAATGTGTGACATAAATCATCACACCTATAAAAGTCCAAATAAAAATATTCCAAATTAATATTTGCCAATTCATAATGGAAGTTTACCACCTCTCGGAAGAAATCGCAACTCCATTGCTTCACCTTGTATAATACTTTTCAATGATTCATTGATTAAACTGGCAGCAACTTCAATTTCAAGATTGTTGCGTTCACAGTAGGTTGTGATTGCGTCCATGTGATCTATTTTTTCATTAATCGCCATGTTCATAATCATCATTGAAAATATATTCTTTTCTTCTCGACTCGCCATTTCAGATCTCATACGCACTCAAGGAATTGTTCAACTGCTGAGTTACACGCACGAACGTTGTACGCTTACTCAAATGCTTCAATTCACTTGCTCCCACATAAG